GGTGCGGTTGGTGTTACGTCTTATGTCCACTACACTTCCGTTAGCTGGAGCGTTAGTAAACTCTATGCGGCTTGAGTCAAGCCATGTGAATGGACTAGCTACGCCATCAACTACGACCTGTACGTTATCTTGAGATAGGTACAGAAAAGTCACGTTGAAGACTTTGTTAGTCCCATCCCCTGTGTATTGAACAAAGGATAAAGCCATAATTGCCTCTATGTATTAGATAAAAGAAACCCCTCAATCGAGGGGCTTATAGTGGGTGTTAGTGAGCGCGCTTCACTTCTAACTTCCGTTGTTGCAGGTCGTTGTACCTGTTGTGGAAAGCGGGTGATTCATCCATCAGCCTTCGCTTAGCTTTCTGTCGGAACTTCTTTATGACTTTAGCTAGGCGCGCAACATGGGGAGAGTTCACATCAAGGTACGGGGACTTAGGTTTAGACTGATAAGACGCGGAGTTGATGGTTTCATAAAGAGCTTCTTCAAGCGTCTTGCCACCAATCCTTGTCTCACCAATGAACCTGTTGTACTTCGCGTACACAGACTCAGATTCACCAGCATCATAGACATCACGGTAATCATCACGTCCTGCGCTCAGATTACGCGGCGGTTCCCCTAATAGTCCTTCCTTATCCTGTACTACTCGCAGGTCAAAGATTTCCTGCATGACTGACTTAGCCATGCGAGATGTGTCAGACCGTGCATCAGGAGTCTTGAACAAGTTCCAGCCATCGTTAGGTTTCAGTAATGGTTGTCCAGTAACATCGTACTGTGCTCCCATTTCCTGTGACCATCCCCATAGCTTACGCTGTACCTTCTCCATCAAGTCTGTAGCTTCACGGACATTAGGGTCACGGTTCAATTGGCCGATTGCGTTAGGAACGAATGAAGTAACCACTCCATGTGCTATCGATACAGTCTTATTATCCTCACCTGTAAGCGCCTTCATCCAATCACTGACTGACTGAAAGTATGCCTTGTTGAGGATACTGTGGGTGATAGACATTTGAACAGCTTCCATAATGTGAGCCATTCCCTTGTGGTACTTCTCAGGGTTCATCTTCCAGATATACTGAGCATTTGCTACAGAACCCATGATGGTAGAGAAGGGTTCAATCTTCTCGTAAGGAACCCACGTATCACCAATCTTCACAGAGTAAGGCTTATTGCCAGCCTGTTCCCAAGCCTTACGCATTCGATAATCAGATGGGCCACCACCTGTCATCTCACCTTGCTCAGCTTTCATCCATAGATAACCCATTGCCATTGCCCCTACCTTCTTACGGGCGCGGAGTTTGGCAATCTGAACCTTATCACCAGAGCGAAGGATTGCGCCTTGCTTCTGTGACAGGTGCTTCATGGCTATTTCAGGGATTGGGACATACTGCATTGCGTAAGATATAGAGTTCACAGGGGCACGTCTAAACGGTAAGACTAATGCACCAGCACCCCAGCCTAGACGGGCGATGCCGTTCACAGCTGAACCGATAGGGCCAACAAGTTCCTCGGTGAATGTCTCCATTCTTATCTCGGCCTTGATAGCTTCATCGGTAACTGCACCGTGCTTATCAAACTTCTTAGCAATCTCATCTTTGATGAACTTCTTGTACTCAGCACTGCCAACAGTGAATGATGTCTTACCAGCCTCTTTGGCATTCAGTTCAAGCCTCTTCGCCGCAACAACAGCATCAGCAAACGCAAGTGAATGCGCCCGTGTGAATTTGTGCTGCTCATCAAGCGCCATCAAGATGGTATGGGCATAGCCAGTGATTTGCTCATAGGCAATCCGCTTCTTTGACTTGTACTTATTACCTACCTGCCCTGCACTGGATTCCAAGTGAGTCACGTTAGGGTCAGTGATGTGGATGCCCATCTTCACCGCCTTCATGGCTTCCTTCCATCCTTGCTTGTAGAACTGATAGTTACCAGCGTACTGAGCCAAAGCACGGGTGCGCGCTAGCTTATCTTCAACCTGTGATTTACGCCCTGCTTTTGTTAGTCCAAGGTTCATACGACTTGCGTATTCAAGAGCAGGCTCCCATATCATATGGAAGTGGTTAGACACAGCAGCAAGCGTAGTGGTTGATAGTCCACCAAGCATAGAGCCAGCACGTATACGGTTGACCTCTGCAATTATCTTGGCAATCTTAGGAACCTCAAGCTGCTTACGCACATCTTTAGGACTCTTAATCTTACCACTCTCGATACCATCGATGATTTGCTTGACTAGCTTATCAAT